TTGGGACGTATCACTATGATTATACGGTGCCAGCCGGGATATCCAGATTTTACTATCGGTTTTATGGGATGTCTGAGGGCACACTGGTATCTCGGCGCGGTGAAGTGGGGCTATCGTATGTGTGAGGGATGAATGGCAACAACAGCAAAAGGAAAGAAACCGGAAGAGGGCACATCGTATTATTTCGGGCCCGGGGGTGCATCCTTCAAAGCACCCAAAATAGATGCAAAGGGAATCTCACAGATATTAGAGAACAAAGTAATTGATGAGGGTCTTTCGCAGCAGGGATTGGCAATTTTTGAGAATCCCATTGATCTATCAGTGATGAACACAGAAGAAGGAGAGATCGATGTGGATATGACAACCCGGCTCATGAAGATGGCACACCAGCGGGATGTCTCAATTGATTTCTTCATGCAGCGAGCATGGCGGGATATGGTAGAATGGGGAACTGCATTAACTAATCCCGTATGGGATTATGAGGGTGCAGAGTTCCGACTACTGAAACTGAAACGCCTTAAACCACAATCATTCTCAAACATGGGGAAATCGGTATCATATATTTACAACCCGATCTTACCGGGCATCCTATTGAACGACAAGACCCAGAAGGTAGAGTATTGGCAGACCCCGCAAAATGGCGGAACCCCGATACTCCTTCAGAATGTGGAGCCGCTTACTGATCCGAATAAAGACGGGTTCGGGGGCACATCGGCACTCATCCCCATCTTTCCCTATGTCAAGATGCTCTCTCATTCATGGATGCGGCAAATGCAGAAGGTCAACCAGTATGGCAGTGGCGGTATCTGGTTTTTGAAAGTCACTGATCCCACGGGTGATGACAAGAAGTTTGCTCAAAATGTGGTGAATAACGCATCCTCAACGAACCGCTATCAGTTACGCCCGAACATGACCATAGAGAATCTGGGTATCAGCGAGAGCGGTTCAGCATTGGAAACCATCACGCAGATCGGCATGGAGATCCGTAACTTCTTTTCCCCAGCCGGGTTAATCCAGAAACCCAGTGCCGGCACTATTGGCGGGTCATCCAGTCCGGAGCTTGACCTTTATAATAACTTCATTAAGGCAAAGCGGGGTATCCTTCAGGACTATATTGTAAGGCTGTTTGATCCGTGGCTGGAATACAATAACTACGACAAAGAGATCTATGAAATCATTGCTACTATCCCCGCAAAGAAAACTGTAAGTTCAGATCTGTTCATTAAGATCCATGACAGCGGGAGCAGGGAGGGTAGCCTGTTACCCAATGAGAAGCGAGCACTATTGAGGGCAGCACTCCCGCAAGAAGCCGGTATTGATATCGCAGACCTGACCCCTGAAGAATTGACAGGGTTACAGGAATACGCAGCGGCATCGAAACCAGCCCCGCAATTTAACCCACAACTTCAAAAATTAGATTCGCTCTCGAAGGTCATGGCAGCGAACCAGCAGCGCCCGCTTGTGCCCCGCAAAACCGCACAGAAGATCATACAGGCTACGCTCGGGATTGAAGAAAACTCCGATGAGGACGATACCCCGCTTCAGGGCGACGCAATTTCAGCATTAAATAAACTCACTGAGGCCGCATCAGAATTATCCCGCTCATCAAAGCACTGACGGAACCTATATAAAGATAAACATACAATAATAATGTATGATTACGGTACACAAATGCAAGCGGTGTCAGCACGAATGGGCACAGCGTGGGGATCGGTATCCAAAGATTTGTCCGGGTTGCCATTCCCCGTATTGGGATACGGAACGCAGGGTGAAGAAACCATGATGCCAAAAGACCCAATTAAGGCAGAGGAATATCGAAAAAAAATGAGTGACACTCGTAAAGGGATGGTATTTACAGAATCACATAGAAATAATTTAAGTTTGGCAAAACGGGGAAAACCACTATCGGAAGAGCATCGGAAGAGCCTTAGTATTGCCGGGAAAGGTAGAGTTTTTTTAGAAGAAACACGGAATAGAATCTCTAAAGCCCTTAAAGGAAAGCGTGCTACGGATGAGCATCGCCACAATTTGAGTGTAGCAAACAAGGGCAAAAATTTGGGTATTATTCGTTCCCAGGAAACACGAAGAAAAATGAGTTTGGCACGAAAAGGGAAACCCGGCTCTATGGTTGGTAAACACCACTCAAAAGAGACGAAACGCAAACTTAGCGAATCACACAAAGGAGACCGGTGTTATAACTGGAAGGGGGGGGTATCGTTCGAACCATATTGTCCTAAATTTACAAAGGAGTTTAAAGAACGCGTCCGGGCGTTTTTCGGGTATCAATGCCGGGAATGCGGGCACGTGTGGCAACCCGGAGAGACCAGATTGGCAGTACATCATGTAAACTTCCGTAAAGATTCGTGCTGCGCCGATGATGCGATCCCTCTGTTCGTTCCATTATGTTCAAATCGGTGTCATAGTAGAACCAACCATAATTGCGCGTTTTGGGAGTATTGGTTTACTGAAATGATTAACCGTCTTTATGGTGGAAAGTGTTATTTCACAAAAGAGGAGATGAACCTATCATGACCCTCTCCCCAAGCACCCCGGTATCCCGATTCCAGCGTGCAGCACTCTACACACAGCGCGTATTTGAGCGGGACAAACTCGCAAACAAGCACCGGAAAGAGATAGCCAAATTCTTCATCTCACAGCGGGATCTCACACTTCAATACCTCAAGAAACTGGGACCTCTCTTTGAAGAGAAATCCCCGCTGGTAAAAACACAAGCAGAGATACCCGGCTGGGATGCGGTATGGAATGAGATAGCGAAACGCAGCACCGAAGAATTAAAGCGGATCATCATTGACGCTGAAATCGATGGATTAAAAGCAGGGTCCACCAGGGGCAGCACCGAACTATCAATGACCGGCCCGCTTCCGAAAACCACGTTTAATTTAGCGAATCCCCGCGCCGTCGCATTTATGAAAGAGAATGGGGGGTCACTGCAATACATCCGGGGAATACAGGATACCACCAAATCAGAACTTCAGACGATTATCACTGATGCACTGGACACCGGGAAATCATACGGGCAACTGGAGAAAGAGATTAAAACCCGATTCTCTGAATACTCCGAGAAGTTACCCGGTAAGGATATTACCCGCGCTCATCTGATAGCAATAACAGAAACCGGTAAAGCATATGAAGAGGGAAATGCTGAATTTGCGAGAGGGTTAGCGGATGCCGGGATCACGATGGTCAAGACGTGGGAAACCTCAAAGGATGATAGGGTAAGTGATGGGTGTCAGGAGAACGAAGATGAGGGACCAATACCCATTAATCAGTATCATACAAGCGGCCACATGCACCCCCCGCGCTTCCCCTCTTGTCGGTGCTACGAGTCATATGAACAGGCGGGTAGTGATTAAGGAGTGATCGGGTGGCATTCGCTTTAAAGTTCAGCAAGAACGAGCGCCGGGTAATCCGTATCCTCTCGCATTCCAGCCCGGGCCCGGAACCGTACCGTTTATTTTCCCATCAGGAAGTGGCGGATTTGATAAATTGCATTTTTCGGGAATACAATAAAGGCACGAGAACCCGGAGAGGGATATATGGTTATTTGAAATCCCTCAACGACCAAACAAAGTAACTACATGGTAACCTATAAATAGTCGGCGTGCCTATTAGTAAATATGCAAACCACACACCAACTCAAAAAACTAACTCATAATTGTACCCATCCCTCAACAATGGGATCATCTCCCCATCTCCCGTTCGTGTGCGGGAGCACGCCCAAATTAAGTGCGTGTAAAGGGTGTGATCATTGTATCACATCAAAAACACCCTCATCTATACCATGCACTATCCGGACACACACGGGGATTATCCCGGGTCGTATCGTAGGAGAAAACAAAGAAACTTACACGGTGCTTTATGGTGGGTGTTGCGGGATTGTTTGTGATAAATCGCTCGTAACGGTGACACCATGACAACAAAACAGATACGGATAGTATCCGACTGCATCACCATTTTAGACGCATGGCGGCATGATGGGGAAAGCCACACAGACGCAATCCGGCGCATAGACCGGTGTCTGAAAAAGCACAAAGAAAAGGGCGTGAAGTGAATCGATGCCAGCACCAAAAGACCCCATTAAATACGCAGAATATTGTAAACATATAAGTGAATCAAACAAAGGCGAGAAAAATTGGACTTTTGGAAAACATCTGTCAGAGGATCACCGGAAAAAATTATCTGATGCACATAAAGGAAAACCACAATCCGAAAATCAACGGCTCGCAATAATGAAAGCCCTAAAGGGGCATACGGTCTCGGAAGAAACGCGTATGAAGATAAGCAACGCACAGAAGGGCCGTAAACTGACTCCGGATCGGTGTAAGCAAAATAGCGAATGCCACAAGGGGCTGCACCATACTGAAGAAACCCGCAAAAAGATGAGTGAGTCTGCGAAGGGGAAGGTCCGCACGTTGGAACATTGTTTAAATATTGGAAAGGCACAGAAAGGAAAGAAAATATCTGAAGAACGACGGATAAAACAAAGTATCGCTCAAAACAAAAGATTTGAAAACCCCGAAGAACGCGAAAAAATGAGAGTTGCAAAACTGGGTAAAATGGGAGCGATGGCCTGTAATTGGCAGGGGGGCAAATCATTTGAACCATATTGTGTGAAATTTAATCGTGAATTTAAAGAAAGGGTTCGCGCCTTTTTCGGATATCAATGCCAAGAGTGCGGTCATATATGGCATGAGGGCGAAGACAAACTCGCAGTACATCACGTTAATTTCCGGAAAGATTCCTGTTGTGCTGAAGATGTTATCCCGTTATTCGTTCCCCTTTGTCATGGGAGATGCCACGGAAAAACTCACCACAACCGCATATTCTGGGAGTATTGGTTTACTGAAATGATCAATCGATTATATGGTGGGAAATGTTATCTTTCCCGCAAACAATAATCCTCTTTTCACGGCTGAATAGTAAGCCTATTATATGAGATATACATAGTATATTGTATGCAAGAAAAACAGATGAGTAATAAAGAAACGGCAGCGCATTTCAGAGAGTGGTTCAAAAAAGCACACGGCCCGTTTGCATGGCCGACTGATGGATGTGGATATAATCAAAGTGTCCGGTTCTCACAGTACCAAAACGAGAATTTAAAAGAGCAGGATATTGTTTCATTTTGTCTCGGATATGCAGATCATATCGAGAACGAGCCGGATACACTTTGTCAGTGTATCCATCCAAACACCAAAGCAACATTTCATTGTTATTGTTGTATGGAGCCAACCTGTCAATTTCACGGGAGGAATCAAGATGGAACCATCTTCGAGTGACGTTATGAAACAAATCAGACTGAAAGACGAAATCAAAATCATAAAAACATGCCGGGAATGTCCTATCAACAGCGAGAATGATTATCTCGATCACTCGTGCGGTCTCGGAGCGGGTGACGGGTGTCTTCAGCATCTCAAAACAGATTTCCCCGATGCTTGTCCATTAGAGGATGTGTCATAATGGCAGCACCACTAAAAAACAAGTTCACAACGATCCGGGTATCGGAAAGCACCCTCAAAGAGTTCAATGATGAGGGAGTACGCGGGGAAACTTCAGATGTTCTGTTAATGCGTATCATTAAGCAGTTGAGGGAATATCAGCGGGTGTGCGGATAATGGAGATCGTCCACAATAAGATTTGTATGAGTCTTGTTGAAGATTACAACATGGTTATATTAAGCGAGGACAATATCGACGACGAGATTCAATTGCCCTTGCGAGCCTATGAAAAACTCAAAAGATTCCTGAACGATGGGAAGATTTGCAATGGGTTGATCTTCAGAGTTAAGATCGAGATCCTTGATGCACTGCCCACCGATGAAGAGGCCGGGGACGGTCTCATTCATCCAGCAGATAAAAGATATGATTGCGTTCTGAGCAAAGACCAGCCGTATGAGAACGCCGGAGGATTATCGGATGACAGATGATCTCGTATTCGGGTATGTAATGCCGCCCTCAAAAGAGTGGTCTTTGAAGTGGCATAACTGGAGCATCGGGATATTCAGGAATACGCTCGGAGGATACGAACTGGTGTACAGGCGGCC